CTCCCGGGCCTTCGCGGCCTCACGGGTAAGTACGAGCAGATTCCGACGCAGTACGACAAGGTCTTCACCAAGTTCGACTCGAAGCTGGCGCTTGAGCGTACGGCTGAGATGCGGTACTTGGGTCTTGCTCAGCTCAAGACTGAGGGCGGCCAGACGGCATTCGACAACGGCGCTGGCGAGCGGTATGTCTACAACCAAGAGCACAACGAGATCGGCCTTGGCTACGCGATCACCCGCAAAGCGATCGACGACAACCTCTACAAGACGCAGTTCCACCCATCGAACCTTGGGTTGATCGAGTCCTTCCACCAAACGAAGGAAATCTACGCTGCGAACGTGTTGAACACCGCAACGACCTACAACGCGGCAGTCAACGGCGACGGCGTGGCGCTCTGCTCAGCATCCCACCCGATTGACGGTGGCACCATCGGCAACACGCCTGCGACACAGGTCGACCTGAACGAGGCGACTCTGCTCAACACGCAGATCAACATCCGCTACAACTTCAAGGACCAGGCTGGTCTGCGCATGTTCTCGCGCGGTCGCAAGCTGATCGTTCCTCCCCAGTTGGAGCCGGTGGCGATCCGCCTGACGAAGACTGAGCTGCGCCCAGGCACCGCGGACAACGATGTGAACGCGATCCTGTCGACCGCGGGCGGCATCCCCGAGGGCTACATGGTCATGGACTTCTTGACCTCGTCCTTCGCGTGGTTCCTGTTGACCAACATCGCCGGTCTGGCCTACATGTCACGTATCGCCTTCGAGACGGACATGCAGGTTGATTTCACGACCGACCCGCTGCTGGTGAAGGGCTACGAGCGGTACAGTCTGTCATATTTCAACTGGCGGGCAATTTACGGCAACTTCCCGACTTCGTAAGGGTACGTAATGACGACTTACATTGCCCCAACAAGCGGTCAGGTCTACCCGGATATCAACGAGGGCGCGCTCACGCAGCCCAACGGATCTCCGCCGGTACCGGGCAGCTCGTTTGCAGGACCGCTTCTGGCAGGCACGGTGCAGCACTCGGACGGCACCAACAACCTAGCGGGAGTCGGCGGCACGACCGGTACTGCCAACCGCGGCTACGCGGTGCAGGCTCAGGCATGCGTGATCACGCAGGCGACGAACGACGGCACCGCCGGTCAGTTCGCATGCCCGATCGTGATCCCGGCGCAGTCGAAGATCGTGCGCATGGCTCTTACTGTCACGACGGCATGGACCGCGACGTCCACTCTCGGAGTAGGCTCTGGAGCATCAGCTACCGCCTTCACGGCTGCTGGTGGCGTCAACGCAGCCGCCATCGGAGTCGTCGAGATCCCGCCGCAGGCAGCTGCCACGGAACTCGCAAACTGGGATAACGTCGGTACGCAGGACGTTCAGATCGTAGTGCTGTCGACCAACACCGGAGCTGGTGTGGGCACGCTGCTGGTCGAGTACATCCCGCAGATCAATTTGGCTTCGTAGGAGTGAGTCAATGAAAGGTAGAAAGCATCGCGGTACTGGTGGAGTCAACGAGGCAGAGTCTGACCTCAAGGACAAGCCAGAAGCTCGCACGAACGCCAAGAACATCGACAAAGAGGCCGAGGAGCGCAAGCATGGCGGTCGTGCAAAGCGCAAGCATGGCGGCATGGCGGTCGATGGTCACAAGGGTGGTCACCACGCTGGCCGTAAGCCTCGGAAGAGCGGCGGCAGAACTGGCTCGGATTCGAATCCGCTGACGTCATCCCACACCGGTAAGCAGCCCCCTGGCCGGTCGGTGATGGCCGACAGCATGGACTAAAGTCCAGCCGCGGCGCCGGATTATTTGATACGACTAAGACGGGGCCGCGATGGCCCCGTTCGTTTTTAGGAGCACAGAATGAGACCAGTTGTTGTAAGCGTGACCGGCATAGGAACCACACCAATCGTCAGGATGGACGAGTGGTGCACCGGCCCAGTGTCTATTCAGGTGAACGTCAGCGGCACGGTTACCTACAGCGTGCAGTCATCCAACGATGACCCGAACTCACCCACCAACCCGGTGGCGCTCGGATCAATGACGTGGATTACGACGAACGACCCGAACGCCGCGAACGCGACGACCAGCGTGCAGACCAACTACCTGATCTCGCCGCTGTTCATCCGCGTCAACGTGAGCGCCGGAACCGGCACCGTCACGGCGACGATCGTCCAGCTCGGCGTGGCGCCATACTAATGCGCGCGCTGAGACTACTCGCCGCGGTAGCTCTCGCGGCAGGCATCGTCGCTACGGCAGGATCGCAGACCGCGCAGCCCGGCGGCAATGCGTATGTGCCTGGATCTGGTGGTGGAGGTGTTACTCAGGTACTCGCTGGCACCGGTATATCGCTGTCGCCAGTCGGCGGTACTGGCGCAGTCACGATTACTAATACCGGCTCTGCTCCGTCGTGGAGCGCGCTCACCACCGGTACCAACACCAACACTCCGCCGTTCATATTCAATCCAGCCATCGCGACTTCGACGATTACCAATACTTTGGGACTGACCAACTCGACCGCGGCCTCGAGCGGCAACCAGGCCTATTCGCCCGCGATTACGATGTGCGGCAACGGTTGGGGAACCACCGGAGGATCTTCACAGGCTGTTTGCTTCCAGCAATACGTTCTCACCGGCCAGGGAGCTACCCCCACTGGATTTATAGTTTGGCAAGAAAGCATCAACGGTGGCGCCTATAGCACATCGTTTTCCGCATCAACAGCTGGCGCGCTCTCAGCCAACCAGTTCAATCTGAATTCCGCTAGCGGCACGCCCCAGGACGGCATGTATCTCGCTGGGAGCAACAACACTGCGTTTAGTGCGAACGCGACGGAAGTTCTATCCCTACTTTCGACCAGCGTAAGTGTTCTCAAGCCCCTCATCAGCACGGGCACAACTTTCACAGTAGCCTCTGGTACTGGCGCGTGCGCGACGACATCGACCCTAGTTGGCGGAGTGCAGGCCGGTCACTTCACATGCACCGGCACAACCGGGGCGAGCACCGTGACCCTCACGCTGGCGGCTACCACGACATCGTGGTCATGCGTGGGGCGCGATATCACCACGCCAACCGGTGTGACTCAGACCGGCGCGCTATCCACCACCGCAGTCACCCTCACACTCACCAGCGTCACAGCTAGTGATGTGGTGGAATTTCACTGCCTAGGATACTGATATGCGGCTACTTCGTGCACTTGCAGTTCTAGCGATCTGCATGGGCGTTGCGAGCGCCCAGGTGACGCCGGTCATTCCGACTGGTACGGTGCTTGGTAACTCGAGCGGCAGCGCAGCAGTGCCGTCACCACTAACCACGCTACCGGCTGGACTGCTATCCGCACCCGGGACCATAGGCGGCACCACGCCGAGCCCAGCGACATTCACCAACCTAACTGCGAACGGGACAGTTTCTGGATCGGGATTCGCTTCATATTTGTCGACATATCTAGCCGCCCCCGCGGCGATTGGTGGAACCACTCCGGCAGCAGCTGGGTTTACCACCCTAGCGGCCACCGGCTTGATTAGCAACAATCAAACATTCGCAGTAAGCACTGTCGGGGATGGATTAATCCTTTCCAACAGCACCGCCGCAACAGGTAGTGGTACCACAGCTTACTCACCAGCGCTTCATCTTCAGGGTCACGGATGGTCTGGCAGCGCATCTGTTTCTAACGATTGGCGCATATATGACCTTCCCACCGGAACAAACGCCACGTTCCTTGTTTTCTCATATTCGTTCAACGGTGGTTCATACGACAACGGCGTATCGTTCAATCAGAACTCGGTAGTAGGGAGTGGTGGGTTCAGTCCAAATTCTGTCCTATCCGCATCTAATTGCGCCAACTGCTATCACCTAGTAGCAGCCAACAATCCAGCGATCTCATCGAACACGACAGACGTAATGTCGTTCCTCACCACCGGGATCACGGCTCTCCAGCCTGTCTACACTGGTACCACGCCATTCACGGTATCTGGTTGTGGCACCGCTGGATCAGTCGCTGGCAACGGCACGACAGGCACATTCACGGTCGGAACTGGCTCGTCATCTTGTACGTTCACGTTTACCATAAACGGCTCTACCGGCATGACCGCGACTCACGGCTGGATCGCTACCGTATTCGATACCACCGCTGGTATCTACTGTATCCCGAAGCCAGCATCCGGTACGGCTACCACCTCAGTTGTTCTGTGCAACTCCACGATCACGACCGGTGATCTTATAAGTTTCCATGCGGACCCATATTAAGTGAGCAACTGCGCCACACAAGTTTTGGTCGAAGGGCCGCAGTGCACGGTCATAGAGGTCGTCACTGCTGGGCCACAGGGACCCACTGGGCCACTTGGTAACCCAGGACCAATCGGACCTACTGGCGTCAGCGGTCCGACAGGAGCACCGGGCGAAGGCCCGACTGGCCCATCAGGCACCGGTCCCACTGGTCCGACTGGTCCAGCGAGCGGACCCACCGGGCCGACTGGTCCATCCGGCGGTCCTACCGGACCAACTGGCGCCGGACCCACCGGCCCAACCGGTGGCACTGGAACGGAGGGTCCAACTGGCCCAACCGGGGCGGGACCCACGGGTCCAACCGGGCCATCTGGCGGCGCTGGCCAATTCAACAATTCGGTGTCTGCGGCGCCATCTGGTACCCAGAACAACTATTCGCCGAGTGGCTACACCGGCGGTACGACGAATCGGCTGATCCTCACGCCATCAGCGGCAACGACGCTCACCGGCCTAGTGACAGCCGCATCAGACGGATTTGTGGTCTACATCTACAACGACAGCGCGACCTTCTCGATCACGTTCAACCACCAGAGCGGCAGCTCGAGCGCTGGCAATCAATTCAACTTGCCGAACGCAACGGCGGTCGTGTTGCAGCCGTACTCAGGGTCGTTCTTCATGTGGATCAACAACCTGCTATCGAGCACGGCTTATTGGGTACCAGTATGAAGATAGCCGTCTACGCCATCGCGCTGAACGAAGAGAAACACGTCAAGCGCTTCTGCGAGGCCGCGCGCGAGGCAGATCTCATATTCGTCGCCGACACCGGCTCGACGGACCAGACAGTGAGCCTGCTCAAGCAGAACTGCGCGGCAATCGCCGACATCAGGATAAAGCCCTGGCGCTTCGACGATGCGCGCAACTGCGTACTCGCCGCGCTCCCGGCAGACATCGATGTGTGCGTGAGCCTGGATTTGGATGAAGTGCTGCAGCCCGGATGGCGCCAGGAGATTGAGCGCGTATGGAAGCCAGGCACCACCCGCCTGCGCTATGGTTTTGACTGGGGCGCGGGGATCGTATTCAAGTACGAGAAGATACACGCGCGCTTCGGGTACCGCTGGTTCGGGCCGTGCCATGAGTACCCGGTGCCAGATCGTACCGAAGAGGTATGGGCAGATACCGATATGCTGCTGGTCGTGCACCAACCAGACAAGACCAAGTCTCGAGGCCAGTATCTCGACCTCCTGCGCATCTCAATCGAGGAGAACCCAACAGAGCCGCGGAATGCGTTCTATTACGCGCGTGAACTCTCGTTCCACCGGAAGTGGGGAGAGGCCATCGAGCAGTGTGAGCGTTACCTTGGACTGCCAAGGGCCACCTGGCCGAACGAGCGCTGCTACGCCATGCGCGTAATCGGCAAGTGCTACCGTGAGATGGGGAACCACGACAGGGCCATAGCGTCCTTCCGGCGCGCCGCAAAC